ATAACTATTTAAATAATTATACATATTAACTGGGTCAGTTGTTGATGTTGTATTTACTACTTCCATATAATATATAAATAGTTAAAAAATAAAATCAAATTTTTGTAAATATACAAATTATTATTATATATATATGAATTTCATTGTTTTGACAAATGAAAACCAAAATTTAGCTGTTAATAATAATTATATTAACCCTGTTGGTGTGATATCATGTTATGCTGGTATAACTACTCCTAATGGTTGGTTATTATGCAATGGATCTGAAGTATCTAAAAATACTTATAACGAATTATATTCCGTAATTGGAGATATATATGGAACTCCAGTAGACCCAGTTAACAATTTTGTCTTGCCAGACTTAAGATTTAAATTTCCTTTAGGAAAATCCGGAAGTAACAATTTAGGTGATACTAGTGGAAATTCAACAATTACATTAACAACAAACCAATTACCATCTCATACTCATAGTGGAACTACTGCTGCTGATGGAATACATAATCACACTGCAACAGATTCAGGACATTCACATTTATACGATGACGCATATTTTGCTGAAAATACTGGTTCACTAAATATTTATGGAACAAGTGCAGGTACTGATACAGACAATGACTATATTTATCGTTCTCCACAACCAGTAACTTCGACAGGCAATGCTAATATAAGTGTAGCTAATAGTGTTTCACATACACATACATTTACAACAAATTCAACCGGTTCAGGTTCTTCTATTAATATAATGAATCCATATATCGTTATAAATTATATAATAAAATACTAGGATTTCTTTCTATAAAATAACACATATGCTTTTGGAGATATAATTGTTTCATTTATTCCAACTTCAGAAACAGATGTATCGTTAAAATGATACCACTTGCCGTTTGCATTTTTAACATATGCTGTATAATGGCCACCCATTACTCCTCCACTATGATTGCAAACACCATATAAATCATATTTATAATTAGTCTTTTTATAACCTATCACATAAGGAGACAAATCTAGGTCGTTAATAGGAAATGACACGTGTATTTGATTTTTTTGAAATCGATTATTGAAGCGCTTTAAATCAATCGCCAAAATATTTGGAAATGACCAAAATAAAATTCGTTTTTTAATATTTACGATTTCTTTAGTTTCTTCGTCTTTATAATTTTCAATTATCTCTCCATCTACATAATGATCAAAACAATTAATTAACGTTGGAGATTTATTATTTGGTGGGATGGGTAAATCTACCATAAAGAATGGTTCAGGATTTTGAGATAAAATTTTATTATTATCAACTCTTGTAATTTCTGAGACATTAACACCATAAAATAAATTCCATATTTCTGAATAATCTTTTGAATATGTATTCTGTATCATTTTGAAGCATTTAAGAGCAAGGTTGTCTGTTTCATCTTCTGGACTTCCTGAAATAGTCATTTTAATTTCTCTCGAAAGTGAATTGTGGAAACAATCTATAATGAACAATAAAAATTCGGATACATCATTTTGTGAATATCCTGTAAATACATCAATTTTTTTTAGCTGTGCTACTTTTTGAACAGTTTTTATAAATTTACCTGGAGAGACAACGCAATTGTCATTCCACATAATTAGTCTTAAATTATCCCATTCAATAAGTAGTGCGGAATCATATTTATTTTTAAGTTTTTTTTTATATGAATCGTTATCCAGAAAATGATTTAACTCATATGTATGAGATAAAATTTGTATACATGAATTAATAAAACATGTGTTACCCAAATTAGCTAACCCACTTAATCCTTTATTTTTATACTTACTTATATCCATTTAACAATATATTAATTATTATAATATATTTAAACATATTTTATAATATATTTATTATGAATTCTAATACTTATAGATTAAGTAATGAACAACTTTTGTTAGTAAATATTTTAAATACTATGTATAATGATAATCTTAGACATATTAATTCTATAACAGAGACTTTAAATAGTCTACTTGATACTAATAATCAAATAAGAATTTTATTAACACAAATTTTTAATTCAAATCAAAGTTCGAATAATAATTCGAGAAGAAATAATAATGCTAATAGAAGATGGGAAAATAATTCTGATAGAGTTATGATTAATAATAGACCTTATGTTATAGATACTATAAATGAATATGTTGTACCAAGAAATAGAAGAAATAATGCTTCTACTTCTAATGAATTATTTACTCAAATTTTGAATAATTTTATGCAGCCAGTTGAGATTTATCCAACACATTCGCAAATAGAAACCGCTACTAGAAGAGTAAGATATTGTGATATTGCTAGACCAATTAATACGGCTTGTCCTATTTCTATGGAAGATTTCAATGATAATGATATGGTAATGGTTATTAGGCATTGTGGTCATACATTTTACCCTGAACAATTGATGAATTGGTTCAGAAGTAATTGTCGCTGTCCTGTATGTAGATATGATATACGAAGTTATAATACAGGTTCCCCATCCGAGTTTTTTAATAACAATTCATCAATGATTGTAGACACTTCGAGTAATAATCTAGAGAGAAATACTGATCGAAATACATTGATAACTGAAAATGAATTGTTAGATACAAATTTTCTCGACAATTTACTAAACAGTCCTACTTTATTTGATACTTCAGGAAACTATATAAATTCAACTGCTGATACAGTAGTAATGTTTTTGGTAAATGCATTAAATAGATCTAGAAACCAGAGATAAGTTATATAAATACTATATAAAGATATTATTTATATAAAATTAATTAATGAGGAGAATACATAACAAAGAGGATAAAAAAGAGATTGGTCATCCTAGTCCAGAGGAAATAAATGAAACAAATGACATTGAGTTAGAGAAAATATCTGCATCTAAACATTTCGATACTTTTTATGAATTTACTGATAAAGCAGTTTTTTTTATTTTAAGAACAACTATATTTTTATTTAAGGTGTCAGGTATTTATATATTATGGATTGGCTTACATTATTTTTCTGCACATTTATATATTAAATTTTGTGTTCCAAATTCTGTTGTTGGGTTTATTATGTCACCGTTTATGATAATGACGCCACATTGTCAGGGTTTGCGATGGATTGTATATAATGCAGCTAATATTATTAATCACATGTGGATACTTATTGGAGCTTGGATATACTCTATGATATGGATTACTGGTGCCGAACATACACGTGAAACATAAATAATATTTTTATAAATAGTTTAAAGACAACACATGTATTATAGTATTGATAAAATGGATAGAGCTGGATTTAAATGGACTGTTAATGAGATTTTATCTCTTCAAAGAGAATTTGAACTACTAGGTTGGACAATTGATGAAATAGCTTTAAAGCATAAAAGAACGCCTAATGCTATTATGTATAAGTTAGATCAAGAAGGGTTTGCTGATTATAACGTATTATATAGCAATTATCATGATTTGAACTCTCGAATTGACTTATGGAAAAAGAGAACTAATTTGCAGCTTAATTACGATTATGATACTGAAATAGATGATTCAGATGCAGATGATGATAAAAAAGACGAGGATTATGTTGATAATGAGAATAGTCAGGATAGCGAAGAAGAAGATGAGGAAGATTATAGCGAAGATGATTATAAACAAGATGTAATAGATAATCTTTCTCAGCGTGTTTATAATCTTGAAACAGTCGTTTATGAAATTCAAATTATACTTAATAAATTGAAATCTAATACATGTAAACAGTCGTTATCTAAGTCAGTTTTTTAAACTGTTTTTAATTTCTAAAATAAAAAATTATTAAATTAATTATTTTTTATTCTTTATAAAATTAGAATACTTATATTCTTGTGAAGAATTTTGTTAGGCTTTGATTTCCTGCTTTTTCATTATTTGTTTCCCGCAAATATTCGTCAAATAATAATGCTTTTATTTCTTTGCAACGGAATTCTTCTAATTTTTCTTCAAATTTATTGTCATCATCTAGATATTTCTCTCTTAATGCTTGAACATCCTTTTTATATTTTAATAATTTTGGTTTCTTATTTTGTAATATCCAAATTTTTTCCAATACTAATGCGAATAATTGCTGGACTGGTTTCATAATTTGATTTGTAATATAAAATGAATAGTCGATTTTTAGTTTATTTTCAGCAATAAATGTTGGTGTCTCAATTTTATCTCCTTGTAAAACTTTTTTACCTGGAACAACAATATAAGCAAATGGTATTCTGTCACCAGGCCCTGGTTTATTTCCTGGGTCTCTTGCAGTTATTCTATCTGCTAATACTTTATGAGCAATGGACTTTGGATTTTTATAACCTGAACGCAGTGATTTTGTGATGATTAATTTTTCGATTGGATATTTTTCATCTACTACATTTTGCAAACAATTTTTTAAGAATTGAACCGCATCTGGAATGCTTTGTTTTTTCATCAAAATATCAATAATACCTCCATATACATCTTTAACGATTGGGGCATTATCTCTTCGCTTCAACACTATACCCATTTCTTTACGTTTACATTTATTGGGGTCTGTTTCATAAAGCATACCCACATATCTTTTCTTCGATAATAAACAGAAGGGCATAAATGTTTTTTCGTATTCAAAATCATGAGGAGCTTTAAGAAAGCTAGCTGCTATTTCACCAGCTTCTTGTGCTAATTCAATTGTGATTTCAAGTGCATCCTTACCTCTTATTGGTTCACCATCTGGTGTTTGTAAATTAAATGTATAAAATACACTATCAGTGTCTCCATATATATATTCAGCATTAGTTTTAACCTTACCATATTTGGTGTCGCAAATTCTATTATTATAACATTCTTCAATAATTCGCTTTCCATAAGTCAACAGTTTACGACCCATTGCAGTTGTACATGCAGCAATATCTTTTTCGTAAAATGAACTAGTTTTGGCACCACAACCACCATACAACGAATTTGCTGTTACCTTATAACCTAATTGTCTTTGTTCTAATACTTGTTTCATAAATTCATCTGTCTGATTTGGTATCATTTTTCTAGTATCTTTTCTTGCTTTTAATAATTTCTTGAGAATTGCAGGCATAATAGCTGATTCGCCGTCTGCAAACTGAGCGAACCTACAAATTTTATATCCACACTTAATTTTTTCAGCAGCAGCTTTTGGATTCTTTCTAAAATATCTATAAGTATCATATGGTACATCTACATATTCGTATTCTGGAAGATTATCATATATATATTTTCCATCTTGATCCTTGTATCCCCATTCTTCAATAAGATTGCCAGCTAAATCAAATTCTTTGGTCCACACCTTACTATCATGTGATAAATTCTCACTAATCATTGAACTTGGATATAGAGACGCATAATCATTGCAAGCAACTGGATTATCCAAATATAAATCACATTTAGGAGGTAACACAATAGCGCCTTCATAACCTTCATCAGCATCTCCTTTTTCGATAACCGGAATTAATGTGCGAATTTTACGACATTCATTTGCAATTAAACTTTGCAGCTTTATCCCCTGACCACGCATTACTAGGAAATTAATAGGAACGCTACTAATCTTTGCCATCTCAATAAAACCAGTCAAAATATCTGATTTATTAAACAAATAATGAACTAGGTTACAATCCTGAATACAGTATTTCGCAATCACTGAACGATCATCTGCTGTTCCATTTGTCATTCTAAAAATATCTTTTGGTGTTACATCATCCTTAGCTAAACACCATCTTACTTTTTTATTGAAGTCTGGATGAATAACTCCATCGATCGTAAATTTACAATTTGCCTTATCGATTTCTATAACTAAATATTTTGCACCATCTGCGTAATAGTCTACTGAATGACCAATCTCTTCAATGTGAATATAACTTCCAAGTAATAACCCAGTGAGGTTACTTGTTGATATAATAGAATTGCACTCTGTATGCTCCACTTTTTTAGCAAAGTCACCAATAAAATTACCTGCAACATAATCTAATTTGTAACTTGTTAAATTTTCTGATCTTCTATAGAAGTTATATAAATCAACTTGAAGACGACCATTCATCTTAATAAATCTTAAGTCATGCTGTCCGCTCGCAATTTGAATACTGCTTTCTTCAATCTTCCATTTACCATTATCTTTATTTTTTGTCCCACATACTTCATCTTTATTTCTTCCAAGTTTCAAGAAATCTTCTACACAGTTATTTTCTTCTGCTCTTTTAAACATAAAGTTATAATCAAAACCAAATATATTGTAACCAATAATGATATCAGGATTTTCTCTTTGAACCAACTGTTGCCAAGCTAATAAAACTTCGCGTTCTGAGCTATATGTTTCAACAACTGAATTTTCCATTGGAATTTCTGAACAAGTGTTTAAAACAATACAATGATTGAAATGTGGGTCTTTGTTACCATAATTCATAAATGTTGAACCAATAAATGTTACTTTATCTCCTTCCAATTTCGGAAATATAGAATCAAGCGACTCATTTATCTTATCTAATTTACATTCACGTTCATATTTTTTATCCAATATAATATCAAGAATAGTTGCTTGTTTATCCGTATAATCTTTAACATTCTTAAATGAATTATAATTTTTGTTACCATTAATTTCAAATGTTTCGTTAGGTTCGCTATCTTCATCTGCATTTTCATTTTCAGCATCAATTTCTTTTGACATTTTTTCAAATATTGCTTCTAATGAATTTGCCTCATCAAATTCTAATGATTTTTTAATATTTGTTATTGTACATTCAAGCCACTTATTACATAATTCCATTACAGCTTCCCTGGAAGTCGGTTTTCGTTTAGGATAAACTAGGTCAATTTCTTTCATATTTTCATAACCAAATGCAGTAAGAATAATATTTCTAAGAACTTCTTTTATACTATCTTTATTATATTTCTCAATACCAATATCTTCAAAATATTCCACAATATTACTAGCTAATTTCTTGTAAGTTTTAATTGGTACTGGAAAATCTCCATGACTACTACTTGCTTCAATATCAAAACTCATAATTTTATAAGGAACTCTGGTTTCCTTATCATTTAATGGTATAATATTTTTAATATTTGTGGTAAATTCGTAGTCACAATTTACAGTTTTTAAGTCACCTTTTCTTTCAAAAACTTTTTTCTTTGGAATAGCAATCCAACCGGACGGACTGATGTCTTTAATATGAAAGAAACGCAATAATGGTGGAATATTAGCTTCATATAACATAATATTTGTATTAAAATATTGATAACCATCTTTCAATAATTTATGACCTGAATTATAATCTGAATACCAAAAATTCTTTGCTTTATTAAATGCATTTAAATTTGTGAATTCAATAAATATAAATTTGTGTTCTTTTTTATTATCAAAACCATATAATTTTCTTCTTTTAATAAGTTTTGTATCTGTAATAGATGTTCCGTAAAATTTACCCATTTTCTCTTTTAAATGTCCGATAAATTGTTCTTTCATTTCAATTGTCCATTTATCATTAACCATGACATAAAAGAACGGTCTAAAGCCTTCAACTGTAACTGAATATGTTTTACCTATTTCATCAACACCAAACATCTGAACCATAAATGCATTATTATCCATATATGTATTCTCTTCATCATTTTCTCTTGATGCATCGTATGCATTATAAACGTTATAATCGAAAACTCTGAAGATATGCTCCATTTTTATACTTTATAATTAATTTGTATTTATCTTCTTTAAAAATAATCAATTTTATTTAAATATAATATATGCGAAAATATTATATTTACTTGGTTGCGTTGGGTATTCTATTAATTTTAGTATTCTATTTATATAGTATAATGAACAATAAACCTGTTTATGCAATAGCTGTATTTAATGATAGTATAAAAGGAACTGTAAAATTTACAGAAGATTTAAATAACAATGTTATTGTTATAGATTTAAATTTATCTGGACTAAAACCAAATAGTCTGCATGGTTTTCATGTGCATGAAGCAGGAGATTTAACTGATAAATGTACAAGTATGTGTGCTCACTTTAATCCTTATGGAAAAACTCATGGTTGTCCAGGTATGTCAGAGAGACATGTTGGTGATTTAGGAAATATTAAAAGTAATTCAAAGGGTGAAGCTAAATATTCATTTTATGATAATGTCATTAAACTCAGAGGATCTAAGTGTAATATAATTGGTAGAGGGTTAATTATTCATGAAGATGAGGATGATTGTGGAAAAGGAGGTGATGCTGAAAGTTTAAAAACAGGAAATGCTGGTAAACGAATTGCATGTGCAGTAATAGGTTATTCGAAGGAAAATTTTAAGAATTGTTAGTTATACAAATTATTATCTATTCACTCTGTGCAGAAATTAAAAATGTTATACCTATCACGAAACCTAAAAACGATGTCATATATTTAATAGTTTTTTTAGATAATTGATAATGTTTTTCAACAACAAATGCTGAACCAAAATAACCTCCTGTTATGATGGATAATAACAAAATAAACCCCATCGAATAATTTATATTGTTGGTTTTATAGAAATTCCAAAATGAGCCTATTGAAATTGGGAACAAATTTAACAATGCAATAGCTCCTAAATTACTCTTATATGTTCCTATTCCTAAGTATTCGAATATTATTAGAAGGACGCCAACAGGTAAAATACCAGTTACACCTGAAAATGCGCCTGTTAATAAGCCCAATATTAATTCTACAATATATTGGTTCATATATTATATAATTATTTTTTACGACCATATTTGCAATATTGTCTTTGAGAGAAACCTTTTGGTCTATTACAGTTTATACTGCGTTTATATTTTGCACTCCATTTACCACCATTTAATTTTTTTGTTTTACCACCTATTTTTGACTTTCTTCTGTATGTTGTTTGTTTTGATGATTTTGCTCTTTTAAAACCACCAATATTCTCAGAGGTAGTTATATTGTTTTCACCAGTTTTCAATTTTATCCATTCTACAAATGAATCAATTTTTCTGTCTTTATTTGAAACTTCTGAGTCTTCATATGTTTGTACATTCTCTCCAGCATTTGTCATAAATCTTATTGTGGGAAAACTCATTGGTTCTTTATTCGCATTTTTAAGTTTACCATATAAGTCTTTATCAACAGAAACTATTACAATATCTTCTTTATTTAAGAAATCATTCGAGAGAACATTTTTGAGTTTAGACCATTCAGGTCTTGTTTCGTTACATGGACCACATCCTTCCATATAAAATAAAATAAAAATCTTGGCATCTTTATTCGATAAATATTTATTTAATTTATCGATTAACCCACTACCATAATTTTTTTGATTTATTTCAAGATATACCATTATATAAAATATGTAGAAAATAATATTACAATAAATATATAATGACACTTACTATCATATTAACAATTTTAGTATTTTTGATTAGCATATATTTTTACGCAAGATGTGCTGATCCTAAATACATTGAAGGTTATACTAATCGCGAAACTAAACCAAGATGTCCTAATTTGCTTATTCAAAAAGATTCTAGATTTCATTTATATAATTCAAAATTAGCAGAAATTCCAGGTGTTAATCCAATTGAATTTAATAATTTAGAAGAATATACCGAGTTTTTAGATTGGCAACGAAGTCAAGGTATAAGATGTCCTGTTCTATATTTACAATCCACATATGATGCACAGGGAAATCAAGTATATAAAGCAAGACCTAGTGTTTCTGAACCACAAGCGGGGTTACCACCTTCTACTGTTCAAGGTGATGAAACAATGGCATCAATCATTGCCAGACGACAAGCATTTTTACCACCATCCGGCGATCCTCCTATGGGTATTGCATCTCAAGTTCCTCCTATTATGGAATCTTCATTAGGTGATCCAAATGCTTTAGCATATCCTAATCCAACGCTTTTAGTAGATGCAACAAGAAATGATCCACCATATAATAAAGGGTCATATCCTGCACATGATCAAACATCATATTATATAGGAACCACTACACCTCTTGACATGATGGATGTCGCACAAGAGCGAGCACCAATCAGTCCTAACCCTATGGATTCAAATTGGGGAGGATCAGCATACACACAAAATTTAGTTGATCGAGGATATTATGTAGAAAATGAAGTCCGAACCTATTTACGATAAATTATAAAATAACTAAATCACTATTATTAATTATTTTATCAAGAAATTTTTATTGACTATCCACAAATTTCATTACTGAATTTAATGCAATTTTTGCTTGCTGCATTTTTGATAGCTTTTCTAATGTATCCAATGGTTTTTCTTTATTAAAGTTTAAAGCTGTTTTTAGCATTAAAACATCAATTGTATCATCTAAATTTAATATTGCTGATTCATAATCCCCACGATATTTGCTAATCATTAAACTATCTAATGAGTTAATTGTATCTGCTTTTAAGGCAGCTGCATATGTGGCAGCATTTCCCGCAATTCCATTTTCAGAATTTCCAGCTGTAATTTTATTGCCTGAACCATCAGTCATACCTTCTAATAACATTGGATTATATTGAAAACTTCTAAATACTAAATAAAATGTTACACAAATCGCAATAAATATAAGGAAACTATACATATCTGTCATATATAATATATTTTTATTTTTTCAATAAAAATTTTACTATATTTGCAATACATGTTTTATTAATTTTTCTTACTTGACCTTTTGTATTTGTATATGATAGATCTTTCATTGTCTCATTATTAGCCTCAATTTCTTTAATGAGATTTGAGATATTTTTATATTTTTCCATAACTGCTAATGCTGTAACCGAGCTAATGCCAGGGATCTGACATAACATAATCTCTCCGATGTTATCTGGAGTAATGTTATCCTTCTTCACCTTCTTAACTACACTAACATAATCCTTTTCTGTAGCTTCAGCCTGTTCAGGTTCGTCTGTTTCATCTTTTATATCTCCTCCACTTTGATTTATTGACATTTCTACACATAGTTTGTTTTCGTAATAAGGTTTCTTAGATAAATCTTTACCCATTTTATAAGCCATATTACAAACGATATTGGCAGTCTCATCTAGAGAGAAACTTCTAAATACAGAAAAACCTTTATAATAGTTCAATGAAAACATTGCTGAATAAAGGGTTAGTTTTTCAACCGGATTATCCGGTTTAAAACGATTTACTTTATTAACATCACCCTCTATAAGATAAACGATATTGTGGTTATGATGATTTAATCCATTTAATCGATATGATTGTTCTTCATATCTGCCATCCTTAATACTTGACAAAAGATCTGAAACTGATTTTCTTTCAATAATAATTTTATCCTCTGTTTCATCGTTTATAATAATATCACCAATTGGCAATGTTTCACTTATAACTTTTATTGATTTAAATACTGGAATAACGGTGACTTGATAATTTATTTGCTGCAAAAGAGCTGCTTCTCTAGTATCAACCTTGATGATCATTAGTTATTAAATACCTTAAATTGTTATTAAATCATTTTTTGAATAATTTATTATTTGAAAATAATATATCTAAAATAATAAATCTGAAATACACGAAAAAATGGATTTAACCCATGTTTCCACCAATTGTAGCACGGTAACCGTACTTTTGAGTTTGGATTGTTGTATTAGGAATGCAAAATCTTGGAATACTTTGAGGTGCTCCAATTAACATAGGATTGTTACTTAAAAAGAAGCCAACACGTGGTGCGGTTCCCGCCTTTTTCGGACCACCGCATACATTTTGACGATTAACGATAGATGCCGCATTACGGGCTGCCTTAGATCCGGAATAATAGACCATAGTTATAAATTACATTAATATTTTATTTTTATATACTTTAATTAATCTAAATATTTCCAAATAAACCCTCCAGCTGTTTTTCTATAATTCATTAAAACACTTCTTATGGTAGATTTGCCTATATTTACTTCTTTTGAAGCAGAAATAATTGAATTAAATTCCTTAATTAAATCTCCATTTAGATGATATTGACCTATTTTTCTTGTGTGTAGATTTGCTAAACCATTCTGAAATTTATGTATTTGTTGTTCTTTAATTGTCGCAAATTCTAAATTATCAATATTATTATTTAGTTTATTACCATCTTTATGATTAACAGTTTTTTTATTTTCAGGATTTTCTAAAAATGTGAAACAAACTAATCGATGTAAAAGAAATGTTTTATTACAAATATTTACACGAATATATCCATTTTCGTTTATTTTATAATTTTCCATAATATTTCCATAACTATTTTTAAATCTCCCTAAATTAGATACAAAATACTTTTTATCAATTTTAATTTCACACTTAAATAATTTATCCAAATCAATTTCTATCCATTCCTCGTGTTCAAAACTATTATCAACATATTCCCATCTAAAACCATATGCAGAGTTAGATAATCCGTTAACACAATTTCCAATAGCATTTCTACCATTATGAGAATTGGATGTTAATTGATTTTCACTTGCCCATATTCCAGCATGTTCAATTGAATTATATTTTTCTAATATCACTCCGGATTTTTTATCTAAACGATTTATAGGTTTATTTTTATTACATGTAATAATTAAATCTTTTATCCTATGTTGATTTTGTTCTTTACGTGTTGCCCATTCTAAATTTGATACTGAATTATCTAATTTATTTTTATTTATATGATTTACCTCGGGCTTATTTTCAGTATTATTAATAAATGCTAAAGCTACTAATCTATGAACTTTTAAACCTTTTTTACAATAACCATTATTTAATGATATATGATAATACCCACCTTTAACATTTAATTTCATAATTCTATTTGTTTTATTATTTTTTATATTTCCCAAATTACTTACACTATAATTTGGGAAATCTTCGATAATATGCCACTCTTCCATACTATTTATATACCACAATTCTTTATATCATTTTAATACATATATAAAATATTCAATTTTATAAAATAATATAAAGCCAAATTGATATACTATATAAATGTCAGAAATCAAGCAAGCACACGACGATGATTTAATTAAAACGGAGGACGGATTAGTATTTAATCCTTATAATCCTCTAAATGTTAAGATTACATTGAGTGAAGTTCAATCTATTCTTTCCAAATATGGTTTGCCTCCAGTTGTCCGTAAATTGGAGTTATACCAACGTGCATTTGTTCATCGTTCTTATACGAAACGTCCTCAATATGAAAATGCAGAACAAAATATTACTATTGTTGAACGACCTCCTGATTGCCTTCCTCTTAGCAGCAAATCTAACGAACGATTGGAGTTCTTAGGTGATGGTGTTCTGGAGTGTGTAACCAAATTGTATTTGTATAAACGTTTTCCTAAAGAAAATGAGGGATTTATGACCGAAAAGAAAATCGCCATTGTAAAGAATGAGGCAATCGGAAAAATCGCATTAGAAATGGGACTGCATAAATGGCTTATTATTTCAAAACATGCGGAAGAAAAAAAGATCAGGACTAATCTAAAGAAACTTGGTTGTTTATTCGAGTCGTTTATTGGTGCATTATTCCTTAATTTTGAAACACATAGTGTGCAATCAGAAGATATTTGTGACGATGAAAGCCCTGGCTTCAAAATGGCTAAGAAATTCATCAACCGTATTTTCGAGACACATATTGACTGGGTTGCTCTTATTCAAAATGACGATAATTATAAAAATATTTTACAGGTTAAAATCCAGAAGGAATTCAAGGTCACACCACATTATTTGGAAATGGAACATGACCCTGAACTTGGCTACAAAATGGGTGTTTATTTGTGCTTAGGTCAACCCATTTTTCATTTAACTCATGCAAACTCAGTTGATATTTCATTTTTTAAGAACTTTAAATCAATTCATGACTACGTAGAACAAAATACAAAGGTTCTCATTTACATGGGAGAAGGACAACATAAAATCAAGAGGAAAGCTGAGCAAATAGCTTGTAACGAAGCTATTAAAACTATCGAGACACAATTTAGTAGTGATGAGAAGGAAATTTAATATTTTCTCTTTGATTTCCTAATTTTTCTGGATTTAAGTTTTTTTCTTCTATTTCTTTTTGATTTTTTACCACCACTTTCGTTTGCACTTATAAATTGTATTTTATATATTGGATTATTTACTTGCAATTTATTTTCTAACTCATTTAATTCAAATGCTCGTTCTTCTAATGGCAACATTTTATTCACTGCATTTTGTTGATATAAATTAAAAATATAATGATGTTTACCAGTTTTTGGTGGTGGTGCAGGACCCTTATATGGAATTATAATATTACCAGTTTTGATGTCATTATTAGTAATATTCGTTTTCGTCCAATGTATATATGTACCATTTATAGCATCTGGATCATAAACAACTAACGTATATAATTTATTTGCATCAATATTTAATTTAATTTCAGGTTCTATTTGAGTTTCAGATACGGTTAAAAATTGTCCATCTTTTAATATATTTCCGTTATAGAATACCTCCATATAATATTAAAATACTTTTATTATTTGATATGTAAAATTATAAAAATTTATATATTTAAATTATATAAGCAATGAATCATTTAGAACAACTAAAACAACAATTAATGATAAAACCTAATATCCAAGAAAGAGAAAGAGTAGCTGTTGTTATAAAAGGAGATAAAAATCCTAGAAAACGAATGGCTCCGATAGAGAAAACCCAAATAGAAAAAAATATTGGTGAAGAACTAGAAGAACAAGAGGATAAAGATATAATAGAAGAGCAAGAGGAGAAAGATATAATAGAAGAGAAAGATGATAAAGAACCTACAGGACGTCCTATAATTATCGATAAAACAGACATCGGTTATGATAGACAAGCTTTGTTGAAAAAATTAGCAGAAAATAAAAAAACAATGGTAACAATGAAACCTATTATTGAAATGGAACAAAAAATAGTTGAACCTCCTGCACCTACAGCCGCTGTTGTTAAAAAAGCTAAAAAAATAGAGATTAAGAAACCACTAATTATTGAAGATGAAGAGGAACAACCACTCGAACAAGGTAAAGCGGAAGAAGGTAAAGTGGAAGAGGAAGAAGAATTTATTTTAAAACCAAAAAAGAAGGTTGAGTTTAAAGAAGAAACACAAGAAGTTATACCTGTTATTCCTCCAAAGGAAAAGAAAAGAAAAACAGAAAAGCCTGAAAAGGGTATCGCTAAATTAGGTCCAGAAGTAGTTGTCGAAATGGGTGACACTGAGATAACGGGTCGTATACCTAAGAGATTGCCTCCAGTTAATATTAAAGTTGGAAGTTATATAATGAATAATAGAGAGATTTTCGTGAATTTTATTAACTCTCTTTTTGAACCATATAAAAGAGAATTAGCCGAAAATAAAGAAAATATTTCATGTGATACAATCGGCAAATCTTCCTCTGATTTCTCTCTATTAACACATCAAAAGATTGTTAGAGATTATATGAACCTATATACACCTTATCGTGGTCTACTTTTATATCATGGTTTAGGTTCAGGTAAAACTTGTACAAGTATTGCTATTGCCGAAGGAATGAAAGATTCAAAGAATATAATTATTATGACACCAGCTTCTTTACGTGCTAACTATGTTGGCGAATTAAAGAAATGTGGTGACTTATTATATAAGAAAAATCAGTTTTGGGAATGGATTTCTATTGAGCAAAACCCAGAGACACTTACAACCATGTCAGCTATATTAAATTTGCCTCAAGAATATATACGAAAACATGGTGGTGCATTTTTTGTTAATATAAAAAAACAGTCAAATTATGATGAGTTAAGTGACACGAGCAAACAAGTTCTTGAAGAACAATTAAACGAAATGATAAAACAAAAATATCAATTTATAAATTATAACGGTTTACGTGAGAAGAGGCTAGGAGAGATGACTAGTGGATACACTAAGAATATTTTTGATAATAGTGTTGTCATTATTGATGAAGCTCATAATTTTATTAGCAGAATTGTTAACAAATTAAAGAAAGAAAAACCAATTGCTGAAAATAAACGTGGAGAGAAAGAACGTTTACCGTTAAATCTAGCAACAAAATTATACGATATGTTGTTAAGTGCAAAAAATGCAAGAATTATATTGTTGTCAGGTACACCAGTTATTAACTATCCAAACGAATTTGCAATTCTTTTCAATATTTTAAGAGGATATATCAAGACATGGAAAATCCCATTGGTTGTCAATACAAATAAGAAAATTGATAGACAATCACTTCAAGAAATGTTACTTGGAGAGAAGACAATGGATTATTTGGATTACTCACCATCTAGTAAGATTTTAACAGTAACTAGAAATCCTTTTGGATTTAAAAATAAAATTAAAAAAGAAAGTGGATATCAAGGTGTTTCAAATAATAAGCGTTCTGAAAGCGGTCAAATAGAATTTGAAACTGAATTTATTAGTGATGATGATTTCGAGAGAAAACTTATAGCTAACCTTAGAAGAAATGATATTGATATTATACCAGATGGAATTGAAATTAAATATAGAAAAGCATTACCTGATACATTTGACGAATTTATTGCAAGATATGTTGATGAAAGTGAACGTAAACTTAAGAATACAGATGCTCTTAAACGCAGAATTTTAGGATTATCTTCTTATTTTAGAAGTGCTCAAGAAAATTTACTACCAAAATTTAATAAACAATTAGGAGTAGATTATCATATTATTCGTATTCCAATGAGTGATACACAATTTAAAATTTATGAGGCTGCTCGTGTGGAAGAGCGTAAATTGGAAAAAAAGAAACCAAAACAAGCCATGGCAGAAGATTACGAAGATAAAGCGTCTACTTATCGTATTTTCTCTCGTTTATTCTGCAATTTTATTATTCCAGATAGACCTATTCCTTTAAGAAAGAAGAAAGGCGAAGAAGATAAAGATATTGAAGAAGGCGACACTGATATTATATCAGCATTGAAACAAGGAAAAAAAGTGGAATCGAAGCAAGATGTCGAAGACGAGCGGGAAGGTGAAATTGAAGGTGATGAAGTTTTGCAAGACATTGGTGGAACTACATATATGGAACGTCTACAAAATAAATTAAAAGATATGGAAGCACATTCTAATGACTTTTTTACACCTGAAGCTCTTGAAATATATAGTCCTAAATTTTTACATATTCTTGAAAATATACAAGACCCTGAATATAAAGGGTTACATTTAGTTTATAGTCAATTTAGAACTGCAGAAGGTATTGGTCTCTTCACACTTGTTCTCAATAAAAATGGATTTAGTCAATTCAAAATCAAAAAAAATTCACTCGGATTATGGGAAATAAATATTCCTGAATCAGATGAAGGCAAACCAACATACGCCTTATATACTGGGACAGAAACAGTAGAAGAAAAAGAAATTGTCCGTAAAATTTATAACGGAGAATGGGATGATATTCCCGATAGTATTGGTTCAGTTCTTAAATCCAAATATAGAAATAATAACATGGGTGAAGTTATTAAGGTTTTCATGATTACATCATCTGGTTCTGAAGGTATTAACTTGCGAAACACGCGTTATGTTCATTTAATGGACCCTTATTGGCATCCTGTGCGTTCAGAACAAGTCATTGGTCGTGCTAGACGTATATGCAGTCATAAAGATTTACCACCAGCACTGCAAACAGTCGAAGTATTTGTTTATTTAATGGTTTTTAGTGAAGCCCAATTAAAATCAGATGAGGCTATTGAGTTGAAGAGAAAAGATCTAAGTAAATCAGTACCTAAAATTCCGTTCACAAGCGACCAATATTTATTTGAAATTTCAGAAATTAAAGCAAATTTAACAAACCAATTAACAGAAGCCATTAAAGAATCCGCATTTGATTGTTATATTTATTCAAATGGAAAATGTGTCAATTTTGGTGATCCATCTATCGATAAATTTTCATATGTCCCTGATTATTCAGAGCAGCAAAATGACACAACTGTACAAGCAAATAAAATAGCGATAGAATGGCGAGGTAAACCAGTTACCATTAATGGAGTTAAATATGTATATCGTAGAATTAGTGATAAAGTTTTAAATATTTACGACTTTAAATCATATGAAGCTGCATTAAAAGACCCATCCATTGTCCCTGTTCAAATTGGAACATATGAGACAAATGAACGCGGAGAGAAGGTATTTAAACAATTAGTAACTAAATAATAATAGTAATATTATTAAACTAATTATGTTATAATTTTTACTAGATATTTTGAGTAATGAATTATCAAAATATCTATATTTATTTATTTGATAGTAAAGCAAGTATTTTATCCATTTTTTCATTTAAATATGTCATATTTCTCTCTAGCTTAACAAGTCTGTCTTCATCATTAAATGTATGCTCTTGAACTTGAAGTGTTATATTGTCTTCTTTTTTATTAATTTTTTTAAATTTGGAAAATAATTTATTATCTTCATCATCTTCTGATATAATTGGTTCTGATATAAAGGGTTCTGATATAAATGTTTTAATTTGGTTATTATTACTAAATGACACATTTTTCTTAGAATTATTTGGTGATAATGCAGGGTCTAAATCATTTAAAAATTTAAATTTACTATAATTCTGTGGTTGTTCTGTATGACCTTGAAATTTTTCACTTTTAACTGATGTTTCTTGTGGTTTCAACCAATTATCCACTTTATTATTATTACTATTATTACTATTATTACTATTATTACTATTACTATTATTACTATTACTAGTATTAGTGTTATAATGATTATAACTTTTATTTATTTGTTCAACCTCATAATTACGTTGGGCTTGCATATCTTTTATGATTTTATCCATTTCCTTAATTGGTTTATCATTTTTACCCACAGGATCAGCAAATTCAGGTACTGGTGGAGGTTTCACAGCCATAAAATCTTCGAATTCCTCTTGTCTTTTTGAAAAATCTTTATCAAATTGACTTTTTCTATCATTTTGTATTTCCTCATATGTAATTAATTCTTTAACAGGAGGGTCATTATGTATTTTTATTTTACTAGGTTGATATGGATATGTTTTTGTTATGTGATTAAGAATAAGGAGAATATATTTTTTATTTATATCTACTAATGAGTTTGTTTTGGTTTTTTCAACTTCAAAAAATCCTTTAATATTATTTACAAATACATCATAAATTTTACTTTGGATATCAGGTGAAAGAAATTTAAAAATATCCTCATCGCTCACAACATCCCATAACATTTGAATATTTTCTTTTTGTATAAATTGTTTTAATGACATTTAAATATATAATAATACTATTGTGTTTTTATATATTTTTATAACGAATCATTGAAATAAATATGTCTAAATTTCTGCATATATTCGTCTTTTAAAATATGTGTTTTTAAATAATGTTCTGTCATTTTATCTTCTAACATATGAACAATGAAAAAAATTGAGTAAATACCACATTCTGTATTTCCGTATTGGTGTTCAATACCTTGATTACTATCAACCTTAAAATTTATTTTTGGATTAATATTCAAACCTTGATCTTTAATCCTATTAATTAAATTTTCAATTTCTTTGGGCGCTGGGTCTCCTGTACTATCAAAGAAAAATATTTTACCCTTTCTAATATTAATAAACATTGATATCCAATGTTGACCTGGTTTATTATGAGGATCAGTATTAAAAATAATTCCTATTTTAGTTTTACCTTGTTTGATTAATTTTTCTAGATTAAAATTACACAATTCTTCCCAAACGCATTCTCCGTATAATTTCTTTGTATCAAAATCAATGGGAGATGGACCAATAAAATCAAACTCCTTATAAGCTTTCTCATATTGTTTCATAACCTTCATAATATCTGTACTGGATAACCATTCATTTGGATTTTTTTTCCATTCTGCAGGTGATTCCGGAGCAAAAGAATCTGTCAACTCGCTTTCAAGTTGTCCAAACGCACCTTTTTGTCGTAACCAACACGCTTCATTATTACATATATCTTTTAAATATTCACTTAATTTTTTATGAATTTCTTTTGGAGAATTTGAATTTAT